GCCTACCGCGTCAGCCGCGCGGTGAACACCCCGCGAAACAACACCGAGGCGCTGCTGCAGGCTGTGGCTTAGACCTGCGGCTGGGCGACGATCTCCTCCGCACCCAGGTCGTACTCGGCCCCTGTCACGTACGGGGCCGCCACCTGCGGTGCAACGAAGAAATTGAAGATCGCGCCGGACCCATCGTTGCTGCGGAAGATCAACTGCACCTTCCCCGGAGCGTCCGCGTTCTCGATCTTCTGGTACAGCTGTGCACGTACAAGCATGGTGTATCTCCTGTAGGAAAAGCGGGGCAAGAGCCAGCCCCGCATGGCTTACTGCTCGATGGACACAATCGACAGGCTCTGCGTGATCGTCTGACTGTCGAAGCCACCGGACTGGTGACTTACGGTCTGTTCGGTGAAGCTCACGATCTCGGCGCGGTAGCTGCGGCGTGTCGTACCGTTGGCGTTGTCGTTCAACGTGAGAGACGCCGACCAGGCCGAATCGGCCGTGTCAGGGCCATCGGTCTCATTCACGATGTTGACGCTGCCGGTGATCGAGATCTGCTGCCACAACGTCTCGGCCTGGCCATCCAGCTGCCGATACAGGTTGATGGTGCCGCCATTGGTGCCGGCGCCTGCGACGAAGCCCTGCGCGTTCTGAGCGTTCTTCATCCGGCGATGCTGCCGGTTGAACCCAACCACCACCTGCTTGTTCCGACCATTCGTATCAAACGGACCGACCAGCACGCTGTTCCCAGTGGTGACGATCTGCGTGCTCTGGGCCGCGTTGCGAAGGACGCCAGCAGCAATCGCCCCGCCCCAGTACGCGCTACCGTTGCGGTCCATCCACATGGTTGCGTTGGCCTTGTTGGCGTTGGAAGCCCCCACGTTCGGCCCGAAGTAGTCGATCAGGCCGTCAGCACCGAAGTTGTTGCCGATAATGCGCTGCGAATTCCCTGACCACACACGCAGATAGCCTTTGGTCAGTTCGAAGCCGTCAGCGCCGCCAGGCGAAAGAATGTTGACCGCACTGGCCAAGATGTCGAGCGACGACGTCTCGCCGGTAACGCCCAAGCGCATACCCGCAATAGTCCCGTTGGCCTGAACCGATAGGTTCCACTGCGCAGATGCTTGGTCACCTGCTTCATATGGCGGCGGCTGTGTGGCACCCTCAGCCACTACCGAGAGCATCGGATAGAACATCCAGAAGTACGGGTCATTTTCACCCGTGTTTTTCAGGTTGACAGCAACACGCATTGACACCGCGCCTGCGGGCGGCTTGGCAATAACGAACGGACGCGGGTACGCCCGCAAATCCTCGCGACCGATTGCCGAAACCCCAGAGAACGCCGAGTAGGGCGAACCCGCAATCATCTGCCCAGCACTGTTGTAGAAGTCGATTCCGATACGCGCTTGCGTTCTGTGCGTGTTGAAGTATGCAGAAAAACAGTAAGTTTTTCCCTGCTCCACCGGCATGCGTTGTTCTGTCACGTAGTAGAAGTCAGGATTGGTTCCTGTTGCGCCTGGGCGCATGCTGCCAATCGCGCTAGGCATGCCATACGGGATGAAGTCGGCATTGCCGCTAGGGTTGCCCAGTTCCTGATAGCCAATGCTAGACGCCCAACCCCACCCAGTGCGCTGCCAGTTCGGAAAGGTGCTGTTTGCAATCAGGTTGCCACCACCGCCCTGGTTGTTAAGCTGCACGCGCATTTCCTGCACGACAGAAGCATCAGCTTTGCCGGCCATGGACACCTGCACGCCATCAATGCGGCTGGCCTGAGCTGTAATTTGCTGGCCCTGCTGGGTCACCGTTGCAGTCAGCGAACTGACACCGGCCGCGGCCGCATCAGCGGCGGACTGTGCGGCATTTGCCTCAGTAACGTCCAACAACAGGAAGTCGTCCCACAAGAGCTGAGTTGCGCTGGTGGTCGCGTTGGAGCTGTTCAGCTGTAGGACCGCGCGGTTCTTACCCTCCGGAATGGTGATCTTGCCGCTGACCTTCTGATACGCGTCCTCGGGAACGTTTGCGAGGATGACGGTCTGAAAATTCGGATAGCTCTGCGATGCTCCGTTGTCACTGAGCTGCAGTCGGAACTGCATCGTTCCAGCCCCAGGTCCTACCCGTTTGACCCACCCTTCCCCGTAATAGGTGCGCCCGGGCTGCACGTCGAACGTCTGCAGAGACGTGGATCGGAGGTTAGAGGCGAACGAGACCAGAAGTGCGTTGGAGCCAGTTCGCCCACCGGCAGCGATCACCGCCCACGACTGGATCAGCGTTCCCACAGCGCGCGACTCAAAGCTACCGTCGACCACCATGTTGCTGCCAGATCGGTTGGCCTGGTCGAGGCTGGCGTTCACCGCAATGATCGACTGGCCTTGGGACGAAACGGTGCCATGCAATGCCGACACGGTCACGTTGAGCGCGCTGGTGGCTGCAGCATTGGCTGCGGATTGCACCGACAGTTCGTCGAGGGAGGGAGCGTACCCCGTAGCCACTGCTCCTACCTGCAGCTGCGTGTTGTCCCACTCCACCCACTGCCCGGCGATGTTCAGACCGTAAATGCGGATGTAGCAATTTGCGCGCACTGCGTTGGACGGTGCGACCGTGTTGGTGGTGAAAATCTTCCTTGACCAGTTCTCGTCGGCCAACGTCTGGTTGCCAGACAGGCCGGTATAGGAGATGACGCTGTTGTTGGCGTCGATCCATGCCACCTGCAGGAAGTACCGAGCACCTGCGCTGCCGCGCACGTTCACCGACAGCGTTGCCCGCTCTCCGGGGGTAACCTTCGCGGCCTTCACGGACGCATTGCTGATTGCCTCCAAATATCCGGTAGTCGGTACGTTCTCAAGCTCCCAACGCCAAGCCCTTGTCGAATTGGGCAGCGTGGAGGCCGCGAACAGTCTGCGAGTCGTGGCACCGCTCAGCCCGCCGCTGTTGTTGCTCCAGCCAGGCACCGCCCCCGGGCTCGCCCCATCCTCAAACCCGCTGTTTCCAAGCTGGTTGTCACCTCCGACTGCCGCGAGCGAGGCAGTGACGCTGTTGACGGCGTTGCCGATGCTGGTGATATCGCTTCCCTGCACGGTCACTTGGGACTGCAGCTGCTGCAGGGCAGCGTTGCTAGCCTTACCGTCAACGTCCGTGCGAAGGGCGCTGAGCAAATTAGATTGCGAGGAGATCTGGCTGCCTTGGATCTGGACGGTGTTTGTCAGCGCCTGCAGCCCTTCGGCTGTGGCCAGAACGTCAGTCACCTCCTCCACCATCACGTCGTCAACGCGCAGTACGCCAGCCGTGTGGTCACAGACGATGTTCAGCCGAAGCGCCGAGATCGTAGTGGCAGTACCCACCCACTCAACCTTGGTCCAGTCGGTTCGACCCGCAGCGAACGCCAAGCCTGCGATCAGCCCACCGTCCTGGTTGCCAATTCGTACCTTGCCGTTCCCAGAGCTGCCGTTGTAGTCCGCGTCGGTCTGGTAATAGGCGCTGACCCGATACTTCTTGCCGAGGAACACTGGCATGTTCGCGCCAGCATTTGCAGTGTTGGTCCGAGTGCCGGCGGCGGCGAGCACGCGCAGGCACCTCCCCGAGCGCCCCTCCGCCACAATGGCCACTGCCGCCGAATTGGGGAACGTCCAGCCACCTCCCTCCCCTTGCTCGAAGCCGCCGTCCAGCACCATGTTGCTGCCCTGAGCAATCAGCCCGGGCAGCTTCGCGTTGACGGCGGTGATCGACTGACTCAGTGCGGCAACGTCGCTCACCCGTGCGAGCGCCTCCTCTTGCACCGATGCCGAGGTGGCCAGGCCACCCGTACCGGCAGGCATCCGCACCTCCATCGCGTTGATGCGCTGCACCTGGGCGCTGTCGGCCGCCACTCGCGCCTTCAACTCTTCATAGGCGAGGCCCGCAGTCAGCTGCAGCGGGTCGGTTCCGGTGTAGTTGCCCCGCATCTGCACGGCCAATGTGTTGCGCTGGCTCGCCTCCGCAGCGATCGCGTTGGTGCGCGCAACCGTCTCGGCCTGCACCAGCGCCACAGAAGCGCCCGGCGTCGGGCGGCCCACGGCCACGTAGTCGATCAGGTAGCAGTTGGCCACCGCCTGCGCCGTACCCAGCTGCAGGCGGATCCGGTCGACCGTACCCGGCCACCAGGCAATGTCCTGCACGTCCACCGTGGCCACGCCGTTGGCGTCCCACGCCGGCTCGGCTATGGCCACGCGCTTCTGCGTGTTCCAAGCCTGATCGGTCGGCGTGATCCACTGCAGGAAGCCGGCCCACGTCGGGGAGCCCACGCGCTTCACGCGCAGCTTCACGAAGCGGTAGGCGCTGCCGTCCACGGCCAGCGCCGCCGGCGACTGCACCCACGGAGTTGCCGCGGCATTGGCCGGCCGCAGCCAGCCATCCACCAGGGTCGGGGTGCCGTTGCCGGTCCAGCCCTCCACCGTCTGGTCGAAGTACCAGATGGCGCGACTGTCGAACTGCGTGCCGCTGCCGGCGGCCACCTCGGCCACCTGGCGAGCGAGGGAATCCACCTCGCTCTGCCGGGTCTGCTGCTCCAGGCTGATCGCAGCCTCGCGGGCCAGCTTCTCGTTCAGCACCGCATCGGCCCGCGCACGCGCCTCGTCGGCGATGCCCTGCATGGCGGTGGCGTACTGCTGCTGGCGCAACGTCGCCTCGGCCAGCAGATCCTGCGCAGCTTGCGCCATGGCTGCCGCGCGGGCGGCGGTCTCAGCGGCGTCGGCCCGCATGCGGGCTAGCGTCTCGGCCTGCAGCTTCTCCTGCTGCTCCACTAGGTCGGCAGTGGTAGTCGGTGGGGTGGCCTCCACCGTGCTGCCGGCGCCGGGCTTGCCGCGCACGGTCGGGGTGATCCGGAACCACCACTTCTGGCCGCTGCCGTCGCTGTAGAGGTAGCGGGTTTCGGCGGTCCGGTGGATCTCGGTCCACGGGCCCTGCGCGGAAGGCCCGCGCTCGATCACGTAGACCACCCCCTCCTGGTCCACTGCCGTCCACTCAAGCAGCACGCCGTCGGCCACCGGGTTCGGGGTGACCCCGTCCACCGGCGGCACGGTGGCTGCCTTGTACGGCATCGGAAACCAGTTGGCGTAGCGCGGCGCGGCCGGCGACGGGGACGGCAAAGCGCTCCCGCCGATATCCACCAGCGTGAGTTTCCGTTGCAGCATGAGTTACCTCACATGGCGTTGAGCGATTGACGCAAGGCAGAGCTGGCCGACGAGCGGACGCCCTGCGTGGTGGTGGAAAGCAGGTCTTGGAGCAGGCCTTTCACGTCGGCCAGCAGCGCATTGCTCTGCTGCACCGCCGTCGTGGTCGCGGCCTGGCCGTCGTTGTTCACGACCAGGTCGAACACGGCGCGGCTGAAGTTGTCCGGCAGGGCTTCGATTGCATCGGCCAGGGCGCCCATGCTGGTGTCGTCCTCCATATCGAGGTCGCCCACCTTCATGCCACCGATCAGGCCGGTGACCTGGTCGTAGAGGCCGTTGTAGTCCTTGCCGCTGGCGTAGAGGTTCCGGCCAAAGCCCAAGGCCGCCTGAGCGGCCGCCTGCGCCGCGCTGGTGTCGCCGCCGGACACGGCGCGCTCCAGCTCCTTCATCGCCTCGCTGAGCTTCTCTTGGTCCGTCAGGGGCGACAGATCGCTGATCGACAGGCCGTACTGCATGGCCTTCTTGTCCTTGTCGATCTGCGCCTGCAGCTTGCCCATGTTCGTGGCACGCAACGCCTCGATCTTGGCCAAGTCCTCCGCGCGTGCCCCGGACAGGCCGAGCGCCTTGGCGTAGTCGTTGGCCGACTTCACCTGCTGGCGATAGGTGCGCTCGATGCTGAGCGCCTGCTGCTGGTAGCTGGACAGGTCGCCGGTCAGGAGCTGGGTCGACACATCGGCCATCAACGTGGCGTAGTTGCCCAGCAGCCCGGTCACCTTCTGCACCTGGGTGGCCAGGTCCGTGCCGGCCACGCCGGCCAGATCCTGGAAGTAGTCAACGGCCTTGTTGACCTTCTCGATCTCCAGGCCATTCAGCGCGCGCCCGAGCTGGTCCGCGTTGCCCACGGCCAGTTCGATGGAAGCGCCCAACGCAGTGAACACGTCGGACGCTTCAAAGTAGCCGTCCAGCTGCCCGCCGAAGCCCGCCGCCTTCACTGCCTCGGTGAACAGGCGATCCGTCATGTCGGCCAGATAGGCCTCCAACTGCGCCTTCGCCTCGGCCGAGTCCGCCGACAGCTGCAGCTTGCCCAGCGACACCTTGACCCCGGCCAGCTGCCCGGACAGGTCCACGCCGAGCTGCTTGGCCAGGTCAGTGGCCGCACCGCGAACCTGCCGCGCCGCCATGTCGAACGTACGATCAATGCCAGGATCAAGCGCCGCGTACTGCGTCCACTTCTTGTCGCTGCGGAACAGTCCGCCCTTGGCCTTGATATCGGCGTAGGACTGGCCGCTGAAACCACCGAACCCGTAATCGCCTGTAATGCCCTGGCCGGTCACCTTGGGCGCGCTGCGGCCGAACAGCTTCGCGTGGATGCTCGACCCCGACAGGATCGACGCCACCTTGTCGTTGAACCCGAGGCCGCGGAACCCCTTGTCGGCCAGCCCCACAGCACCGGCCGTGGCAATCTTGCCCGCCCAGCTTTCGCCATTGGCAATGTCCCAGCCCTGGTCGAACAGTTCGGCGTTTTTCATCATGCCGGCCACGATCCAGCCGATGATCGGGACCGCCGCAGCCGCAGACGATGCGGCACCGGCACCGGCGCCGGCGGCAGCCGTACCACCGGCCGCCGACGCGCCACCGCCTGCGAACGCGGCGATGTTGTTGCCGAAGCCCATCAAGCTGCCGGCGCTGACACCGCTGCTCGCGGCGCCAGTCGCTGCACCGAACAGGCCCTGCCCCTGCGAAAGCAGCCCTGCCACACTGCTCAGGTTCTTCCCACCTGCTGCAGATCCGTTGCCGCCGAACAGGCCCATGATGCTCTGCAGGCTCAATCCGCCGCCCTGCCCGTTGATCCCGTTCATGATCTGCGTCTGAATCGGGATCACCAGCTTCTGGCGGAGAAGCTCGCGAGCAATGTCACGCAGGCCCTGCTTCGCTACATCCTTCAGGTCGTCCCACAGACCGTTGAAGTCCCGCAGCCCACTGGCCACGAAGTCGGCCATTGCGTCGGCAGCGCCATCCACGCCATCGAGAACGACGTTTGCCCACGCCTCGGCGTTGGCTGCAGCCTCCTCCACCTGGATCGAAAGCGCAGCGGATGCATCGGCGGCGGCCAGCAGCGACCGCTCATAGGCCTCGTAGCTGTCCACACCCTTGGCCAAAGCCAGGGCTTCCTTGCTCCCTGCTGCCTCCACGGCCCGCTGCAGCTCCTGCCGCATGTCGCGCTCGTTCATCATCTGCCGGCGCGACAATTCCCGAGCCCTGCCCACCTTGCCCAACATGGCAACTTCGGCGTCCATCGTCGCAAGCAACGATTCCGGACTGGACAACGCCTTCTGGATCTCAGCGCTGGACTGCTGCAGCGCCTTCTGCGATTCCAGCACGAGCACGTTGTACGCCGATCGCTCGATGCGGCCCTCCTTGAGGGCCTCCTTCAGTTGGTCCTCAAGCTGTTTCTGGCGCTCGGTAGCCTCAGCCAGCGGGCCAGCCATGGTCGCGGCGGCCATTGCCGCTTGCTCGCCATAGCGCTTGACCGCCTCGGCATCGGCCTTGCGATCCTTCGCGCCGGCGCGTTCTGCAGCGGATGCGGCCTTGCGGGACTCGGTGAACTTCTCTTGGGCGGACGCCAGCTCTGACTGCAAGCGGATGTACTTGGCGCCCTGCTCTATGTACTGCTTGACCTTGGGGTCGTCACGCTTGGAAAAGTCGACGCCACTAGCCTGGGCTTCCTTGAACCAGTCGCCCACATCCAGCTTTGCAACCTCGGCCGCACTCTTACCCACCCGGGCCAGTTGCCCAGGAAGAGACTGCATCGCTGAGGAAATCCGCTTGCCGGCCGCGCCGGCCGATTCCCCCAGCACGTCGAACGACCCCGACAGCGCGTCGGTTGCTCCCTTTGCCTGAGTGCTGCTGCCTGTAAAAGCGTCCAGAATTGCGCGCTTGCGGTCGACTTCCCTTCCTGCTGTCGCTGCGGCGGCGGTCTCCTCGGTGAAAGCCTTCGCCACCGATGCGGCAGCAGGCGAACCGTCGAGCATTGCCTTCCAGGCTGCGTCGAGTCCGCTGGCGAAGTCATCTGCGCTGATTTTGCCGGTCTTAAACGCCGCGTCCAAGAGCTCCGTTTCTTTGATGAAAGCTGACGCCTGGCCCGCAGTGGAGAAGTTCGTAGCCGCCGCAACCATTTCGGTGATGGAACCGGTGATGGTGCGATAATTTGTGTCGATCTCCCTCTGGAGCCGCAGAATCTCGCCCGCCTGCTGTTGCCGATTGAGCTCGCGGAACTTTTCAATAGCCGTGTCGGCAGCGCCGCCAAAGTCGATGAGCGCTGCGGACGCGGTATTGGTGTTATCGCGGAAGATCAGCCAGCCAGCCGCGGCGGTGGCCAGCATTGTCACGATCCCAGCCGGCCCACCCAGCAGAGCTAGGGTCGATGCGCCAGCGCGCGCCACCCAACTGGCATTGGCCACCGTAGCCTGCCCCTGGGCCTGCGCAAGCAGTAGGACGGCCTGTCGATGTTCCAAGGTCGCTGCAGCGGCCTTGGAACTGATGGATACGCTGCCGCCGATAGCCGCTGCGCGACGCACCTCCGCTTGAGCATCAAGCATGGCGGCACGGGTTCGAAGCTCGAGTTGCTGTGCGGCGGCTACGCTCTGCGCTGCGGACGCCCTGTCAGCGACAACCCCTGCATTTGCGGCCGCTACGCGCGCCAGAAGACTCTTGAGAAGCGGGCCAGATGCAAATGCCGCGCCCGCGACGGCGACAGCCTGAAGGTTGTTGCCAATAAGGCCAATTCCCGCCGCAAGCGACTGCGATGCCCCTGTGGCCTCATCGGCGCGACCGATCATTTCCGAAAGATTGGTGTTGAGCTGGGTCATCGACTGCCCAACCGTCGCAGCCATCTTGCCGAAGTCAGCATCAACTGCAGAGGCCTGCTGCTGGAGCGCTTTGACAACCTGATCGGCGCTCAACTGACCGGCTTGACCCAGCTCCCGCAGCTTGCCTATCGGAACGTTCAGCCCCTTGGCGATGGCCTGAGCAAGCGCCGGCGCGCCCTCGAGCACCGAATTCAGTTCTTCACCACGCAGCGTGCCCGAGGCAAACGCCTGCCCCAACTGGATCAACGCGCCTTCTGCCGCGGCAGCGCTGCTGCCGCTGATGACCATGGTCTTACTGATGGTCTCGACCACCCGCGCCAGACCGGAGCCGGAAAGCCCCAGCGCCTCTTGGTTCATCGCGATGCGCTGGTAGAGCTCAGCGGTGGCCCCTAGCGGCTGACGGGTAGCCTTGGCGATCTGGATCACGTTCTGCTGTGCGGCAATGAACGCGACCTGGTCCTTGGTTACAAGTCGAAGCCGGTTGTTCAGATTCGTCCATTCATCAGCCTTGCCGATCACCGCCTTTGCAGTAGCCAGGGCCGAGGTCATCCCAATGGCCTCGGATGCCACTCGCCGGAAGCCGGAAGCCACTTGGTCGGCACCGCGCTGAGCCGCCTCAGACATGGCCGACTGGATTGTTGCCATGTCGCGCTTGACCATACGCGCCGCCTTTCCACTATCGCGCTCAAATGAGCCCGACTTCAGCAACAGGTCAACGGTCAGGGTATAGAGGCTCATGATCTCTCTCAAAAAAAAAGCCCGCTCAAGGCGGGCTTCGGGCTCTCGAAATACGGCTATTTGATTGGTACGTCGGCACCGTTGATGGTCAGCGAAGTGACCACCCCCGATCCATCAGTAATGCAGGATCCCGAGTCCGCGTCGCGGGTTCGGTGCCGCTGGGCGACAGAAAGACCTGACCCCTCTGGCCACGCAAAGTAGTGCTCCTCTCCGCTGCCAAAGTCCTTCACAAGAGGCACATTTGTGGCAGCGGGGATAGTTGAGGCGGCTTGAATCGCCGACACACAGTTCAGAAAAGCCGTCTTCGCTCCATCCTCCTCAGCCCTCGAGCATCCAGCCATTGCGATGACCGGCAACAGTGGCAACCAATTTCCGTTCTTCATGAAACCTCCCGATATTTGTCGGGATCATGCCAGCTACGCCGGGATTTCCTCAAATTCCATAATGCCGGAGAAGTAGTTGCGGCTGATGTTCTCGGCGCTCGGCAGCTGGGTCGGGTAGCCGTAGATGGCCGAGCGCGCCGCGAGCACCGCGCTGAACGCCTTCGTTGCCATGTCCCTGTACTGGGGAACCACGCACGACCGACGACGCCCGGCCATCGCCGCAGCAACCGTCTCCCAGTCCACACCACCGGCCAGACCGCCGCCGCGCACAATCTCGGTAGCCCTTCCGGACAGGTTGCACGTCATACGCCGATACAGCGCGCCATCCACCGTGTTCAACTGCCCGCCCTTGGTCCTGGTGTGGGCGCTGCTGTCGACCAGAACCACGCCCCAGCCGTCGCTGATTCCGACATCGACTGCGCGGAAGATTGCGATCTCCCCTATGTCGACGTTGGTGTCCGTCGTGACAATCTCGACCGACACCACCGACACCGCCGCTGTTCCTTGAGGAAAGAGCCAGGCGCATACGCTGCCATCCGGCAGCTTGATGGTCGTACCGACCGCGCCGGCGGCACGCACCTGCACGCCGGCCGGTACGCTCAAGCCGAGGATAGCCACGATGCCCGGCACAATGGCCTGCGCCAGCGTGACCGTCACCGCCAGCGAACCGGTGCGCCGGATGCGCGATGCGCGGCCCGGCTTGCCGTCGAACAACGCCGAGCCCTGATCGGACGTGAGCCATGTCGCGCCAGTCAGCGCTACCGAGGTCACCTGTGGCATATCGTATCCGATGAGCATTAAGTCTATCCTCTGTCCACTTCTACCTTAAGCCGCCGGAAGACGACCAGATGCAAGGAAGGATCATTCCCATACGATTTATCGATTCGCATGGAAACCCCGCAGAACCCCATGTCGACGCCCAGCACGCAATTCCGGTGATGGACTTGAGATTCCTTCACTGGGGCTCTGACCATTCCTCCGTTGATGCGGCCGGAACCGTCGTTCGAGCACTAGTTGATACGGGAGCGGACTTCAACTACGCCCAGCGCCAGTTCGTTGCCCTTCACGGCTGTCCTAAGCAGTACGATCTGGACTTGCATAGCGCGACCCATATTGCCCAGACCAGTTCGCTACACAATTGCGTGCTTCGCTTTCCGCATTTGGGAATGAATATCTTCACCGATATCGTTTCAGCTGACCTTCGCGAGAATTCCGCGTACCAGCTCATTCTGGGAAGGCTCTTTCTTAAGCTCGGTCGTCTGACCATGGACTATCGAAACGGACGGTTCGAGTTTGAGGTGCCGCCCGCCAACTGACTGAGAGGATGGGAGACTGCTTCCCTTGGCCCGTGATTGAAGCTGCGTTGTCAGTCCATAGATCTTGGTCACAGCTAACCCCAAACAGTAAGGACCACGTCACCCGTGGCAGGGTTCCGCTCAACGCGGCGAACCAGCACCGGCTTGCCATCGGCAAGGCCATACCTGCCATAGGTCAGCCGGCCAACCTGCCCTGGCAGCGGCGCCAGCTGCTGATCACCGCGCACGGTGAACTGGTAGAAGAATCGCTGCTGCCGGTAGATGCCCACCACCCGGTCGATCTCGGCCTGAGCATCGACAGAACGCCAGAACAGCGATATGACCGCATCAGCCGCATCGGCCCGGCGGTAGTGCGCGTCCAGCGGGCCGGCTGCGTACACCTGGCCGCGATACAGGGCGGTCAGCTCGTCGCGCCGCGCCTGCGGCACGTCCACCACGTCGGTAACCAGCTCCGATGCCCCCAGGGCCTGCGCGTTGGGGCGATAGGCCATCCGTCGCGTCAGGTTCGGAGCGTCATCGGGGACGCCAACCAGGTCCGTTGCCATGTGCGCCTCAGACAGCTCAAACGCCATCGGGCCGGTGAACGCCTCTGGCGCCGCCACGCGAACAAACCGCAGCACACCGGTTGCGTCCTGATAGCAGCCAGTGCCGAAGCTTGGGAGCATCGCGTTCAACGCGTCGCGGCCGGTGACTGCAGACCCTGCGTAGTATCCGATCCCGGCATAGCCGGTTGCGGCATCCACCGCTTGGCAATCAGCCAGCGACCATGCCCCGCTTCCCAGCCGGCCCATCACATCCGCGACAGCGGCGGCGAGCGTGGCCGGCGCCATCGCGGGCCCGACGCTGGACATGTCCGCAACCACCGGCATCACCGGCGGGGACTTCATCAGCAGCTGCTGGCCGTCCGGAGATACGCTGAACGTCCCCGCGTCCATCAGGTCGCCGCGGTCCATCACCGCGTCGACGTAGACACGCCCATCCGCGACGAACATGGCCGTAGCGTCCGAGTTGCCACCTGCCGCCGGAACACTGGCCACGGCGCCGATGACCACCGGCTGTGGCTTCCAGGCCAGTGACTCGACGTTGGGGAGGAACACCCCGCGGTTCAAGGTCAGCCCCAGGTAGTCGTGGGCATCACGCAGGTGCAAGGTCTTGCTGCCGTCGTCGTTGATCTCGATCTGATCGATCGCGCAGCGGAACACCGGCGCCGCGTCGGCCAACATGGCAGATTCATCCACCATCAGGATCCGCACCGGCTCGCCCGAGGCGCCCGACAGCGCCATGGCGTCCAGAAGCCCCTCTGCGTCGGCAACGACGCACTGTGCTGCGGCCGTCTGCGAAACAGGGTCGCCACCCCACGGCCAGAAGCTCAGCTCCTGCACCAGGTTGACGCCCTCAGCAATCAGCCCCTCAAATCGTGCGTTGGCAGGGCTGTCGCCCGGGGCACTGAGCCAATCAGCGTCGGCCAGCCGGATTGGGGCGACGGCCACAGTATCCAGCCGCCAGCCCGCCGCTGCTGCCTCGCTTCGCGGCGCCCACTGGCCGGCGTTCACCGCCACGCACAAGCCCCCGGCCTTTGTGGCGGCCACCCCAGCCGCGAAGTGCAGAGGGCCGCTGAGCAGCAGATCGCGCTGGTGGACCACTGCACCGTTCACGTACAGCTGCAGGCGCGACGGGCTACCGAACGCGATACGCAACCCAACGATATCGCCATGAGCTACGACCGGCAGGCCGGTGGCGATGGCACCGACGCCCTGCAACAGGCGCCCGGTGGCCAGCTCCCAGCCAATG